TACGATGTAGCAGAAATGAATGATGCACTTGACGTACAGGACGAAAACGAACACCGATACTATGAGGCTAATAAGTAATGGCCGGTGAAGTAATCAAGGAATTTCTGGTTTCGCTGGGCTTCAAGGTTGACAGCGCCGGGCAAAAAGGCTTTACCGACGGCATTGGCAAGGCTACTCTTGCGGTTGCCGGGATAGGTGCTGCTACGGTTGCGGCTGCTGGGGCGATTTCTGGTTTTGTGCATAGTGTCGCAAAAGAAATAGACCTGTTGGGCGATCTCGGAGACCGTACCAATATAGCAGTATCGGAAATTGAGCGGCTTGATTTTGCGGCTGTGCTTGCCGGCGGAACAGCTGGCGCCTTTAAATCTTCGCTTGAATCTTTCAACAGAACAATGGGGCAGGCGGCGCTTGGTGTTGGGCGCGGCGCTATGACTTTTGAAAAGTTTGGACTGAGTGCCAAAAAAGTCAACGGCGAAATGAAAACAACAACCGAAATGTTTAGCGATGTCAGCGCTTACATTAAGGATATGAGCCGCCAGGAGCAGATGGGCGTTTTACAGCGACTGGGCCTTGACCCTTCATTAATCGGCATGTTGACGACTGACATGGCGGCGCTCACGGCTGAATATGACGCGCTTGCTGGCAGCGTTGGATATAACGCTGATGAGGCGGCGCTGTTATCTGCAAATTTTATGGATGCAAAAGACCGGATAAAATACGCGATTGACGTTTTGCGAAAATCAATCGCTATGCAGTTCATGCCGCAGCTTACGCGTGCGATGGAATCACTTAGAAAAGGAATGGTTGCAAACCTACCCCGCATAATTGCAATCGTTAAGCCGATACTTGGCGGCCTCCTTAAAATAACCGGCGCTATGTTGCAGCTTGGCGGCAGGGTAGCCGAGATAATCGGCAGCATAGACAAGAAAATACTGGCCGGCATTGCCATTGTTCTTTTGTGGCGCAATGCTATTACTTTGGTAACAAAGGCATGGGCAATTCTCAATTCAACATTTCTAATGTCTCCGCTCGGTATCGTGCTTGCGCTATCCGCTGCAATCCTCCTACTGTACGATGATTTCAAGGTATGGCAGGAAGGCGGCGAGAGCTTTTTTAACTGGGAGCCGCTTATCAATGGCGCCATTCGGGCGGTTGTGTGGCTGACGGACAAGGTGCGTATCCTGACCGAAGCCGCGATGAAAGCCGTTAATTATATCAAGGAATTATTCACATTTGATTTTTCAAAACTGACTTCGTTTTCAGGAATTAAGGGAATACTTGATAATGCTTTCGGCCCCGGTGGGAGTGGTTCGATAGGTTCCAGGCATCCTGTTGCAGGCAATGCAACAGTAAACCAGACAATCACACAGAATATTCAAAGCACCGACCCGATGGCGGCAGGGCGTGAATCAGCCCGCGAAAATGACAAGGCTATAAAATACGCTGCGCGGTACATGACACCGCAAGGAGCGTTTTAATGTTAGAACAGGCGCAAAGCATATTTAAGACCGTCCTTGCAACGTTTCTACCGACTCGCACAGTCGGAGCGTTTAAGGCAACGGTTACGATTGAGGAAACCGGCAATGATGAACTGGAAATCACCAGTCACCCGGTGCAGCAGGGCGCAAGCATTACAGATCATGCATATCTTAAGCCGTCAATCTTAACGATCAGGGCGGTGTATGGCGACACTCCGGCGAATCTTGCAGAGACATACAAGAAGCTGTTGAAGCTACAGGCCGACCGAGTACCGATGAAAGTAATTACCGGCAAGCGGACGTATAACAATATGCTTGTGCGGTCGTTGTCGCAGTTGACGGATAGCAACACGGAAAATTCACTTCAAATTTCTTTTGAGCTTGTCGAGGTGTTTATCACGGCGGTTGAGGTTGTAACACTCCCTCCGCGTGAACGGCAGGCGCAGGCGGACAAGACCGGCAGCACCGAGCATGCAGGCAAAAAGCAGGCCGGGGCTGTTGACCCCGCAAAGCAGGAATCTAAAAAATCGAAATCAGTTATGTCTAAAATCGGCGGTGCTTTCTAATGGCTGAGCAGGTCTATAAAATCCCATTCACAAACACGCCGCAGCGATTTGAAATATCGCTTGCCGGGCGTGATTTTATATTTATTAACCGGTGGTTTTCGGGCCTTGGTCTGTGGTGTCTGACTATGCTTGACGCTGCAACCGAAACCCCGTTAATACTCAATATGCCGATTGTTACGGGCGCAGACCTGCTGCGGCAGTTCCGGTATTTAGGCATTCCCGGCAGTTTGATAAGCTACACACAGGGCGATGAAAACGCACCGGCTACGCTTGACAATCTTGGCGCTGACGCGAACTTGTATTATATCGTTGACCCTGAAGCGGTTGAGCAGTCAATCCGCTTTATCGGATACGTGGCCCCGGAGTAAAAAAGTGGAATCAATTACCGGCCTTCAATATATACGCAAATTTAATCTGCTGCTGGCAGACGACAGCGGGCAGGGATTAGATTTCTCCGGGCTGAAGGTTGTATTTTCAATCAAGAAAACCGACCACCAGACGCCGAACACGGCTGACATACGCATATACAATCTGAACCAGATGACAGTCGAAAAGGCGAAAAAAGAATTTACCCGTGTTGTAGTGCAGGCTGGGTATGAGTCAAATTTTGGTGTTATTTTTGACGGTACGGTTAAGCAATACCGCACTGGAAAAGAGAACAGTACGGATACATACCTTGATATTTCTGCGGGTGACGGTGATGTGGCGTACAATTACGCTGTTGTAAACGGCACACTCCATGCAGGAGCTACACAGCTTGAGCAGATACAGCTTGCCACTTTGACAATGCAGCAACAGGGCGGCATTCGCCCCGGCTTTATTTCCAATGACATTGCAGGCGCACCGCTGGCCCGCGGAAAGGTTATGTACGGCCCTGCGCGTGACTATGTCCGGCAGTCGGCGCGTTCGTCAGGCGCGACGTGGAGCATACAGGACGGCAAATTGCAGGTTCTAAAGACCGGGGAACTGTTGCCTGTGCAGGCAGTTTATTTGAACAGCAAAACCGGGCTTGTCGGAACACCGGAACAGACCAACGACGGTATAAAAGCGCGGTGTCTGTTGAACCCAATGCTTAAGATCGGAAGCAAGATAAAGATAAACGAAGCAAGCATCCAGACCGCAAAACTGCCAGATACGACCAAGGACGCGGCTCCTAACAAAATGCCGTCCATCGCAGCAGACGGTGCTTATCGTATTTTGAGCATTGACTTTACGGGCGACACATTTGGTAATGATTGGTACTGTGATTTTATTTGCATCGACGTTGACGAAGCGGCCCCGGTTAAAAAACAGGTGAAGGATGCAGAGGACTGAACGAACGGGAGATTTTGAGGAAATACTGCGCGGTGCTATGGAATCATCACAGTCCCGCATATGGACTTCTCTACCCGGCATTATAACGGCTGTTAATTTAACGGCGCAAACAGTATCAGTTCAACCCGCGATTAAGGGCCTTGTGCAGCAGCAGGCGGGCGGCAAACAGGCGGTTGATTTACCCATGCTCGTTGACTGCCCGATTGTATGGCCCCGCGCTGGTGGATTCTCCCTGACATTTCCCGTTGCCGCTGGAGATGAATGCCTTGTCGTGTTTGCGTCCCGCTGTATTGACGGCTGGTGGCAATCTGGCGGGACACAGGAGCCGGCAGAGCTTCGCATGCACGACCTGTCAGATGGTTTTGCTGTACTTGCTCCTGCATCTCAGACCAAAGTACTAACCGGTGTCTCAGCCGATAACGTACAGTTGCGGGATGAAGCCGGAACTACGTTTTTAGAAATCACACCGGACGGCGAAATAAACATCACAGCCCTGACTGAGGTTGTAGAAAAAGCGCCGAAAATAAAATTGCAGGACGTTGCAGGGACAACAAAGATTGAGATTGGCTACACGGCAGGCAAGATAACAATTGCCGCAAACACACTAATTGCTATTAATGCCCCCACGTTAAACATTGGCGCTATCGGTGGACAGGTCAATCTGTTCGGTGATGTGCAGCAATATTTTGGAACCCTAACCGATCAAAACGGTGTAGAGCTGTCAGCGCATAAACATACGGGCGTGCAGACAGGCTCAGGAACATCGGGAGCACCGACGAACTGATGAAATACAGAGCGCAAGACATAGACGACGATTATATTTTTGGAAACGGAATTGCTGATTTTTTGATTGATTCCGCTGAAGCTGTCGCACAAGCGATACTTACCCGGCTGCGCCTTTGGGTTGGCGAATGGTTCCTTGATACGTCCGAGGGCACGCCGTATGAACAGGCCGTGCTTGGAACTAATAAAATGAACTCTATCGAACCGGCTATCCGTGACAGGATACTTGAAACCGAAGGCGTTGAATCAATAGAGGAATTTCAGCTTGTTTGGGATTCACAGGCCCGGCGAATTGAAATCATAGCAGAAGTAAATACAATTTACGGCCCTGCGCCGCTGAACGGAGTGCTTTAATCATGGCAATAGCAGACCTGTATTATTTGGATTCTGAAGGCTTGCATGTACCCGAATATCAGACCATCCTTGATTACCTGATGGATGAATACCGGGCGATTTACGGGCCTGATATTTATTTGGAAGCCGACAGCAAGGATTATCAAAATATCGCCATTTTTGCGCTTGCGCTGTATGACACCATGCAGACGAACGCCGCTGTATATAACAGTTTTTCACCGACGACCGGCACAGGCGATGCACTGACCCGCAATGTGGCAATCAACGGCCTTCAGCGGCTTGTGCCGACCTATTCAACTGTTGACCTGTATCTGACGGGCGCAATCGGCGCGGTCATTACAAACGGCTACGCTACCGACGCGCAGGGCCGAAAATGGATGCTCCCGGCGACGGTTACAATCGGAAGCGGCGGCGATGTTACCGTTACGGCGACAGCCGAGCAGATCGGGACAGTTGAAACGGCGGCGGCAACCATTACCACCATAGGAACGCCGACGCGCGGATGGTACACGGTTAATAACGTGGCTGCGGCTGTGCCGGGGTCCCCGGTTGAAACGGATGCAGAGCTTAGAATAAGGCAGGCAATCAGCACCATGTTCCCATCTCAGTCATTGTTTGAGGGACTTGTCGCTGCGGTTGCCGCTGTGCCGGGCGTGTCGAAATACAAGGGCTATGAAAACGATACGGCAACCCCCGGCGATGTTTCCGCGCATTCAATCGCTGTAGTAGTTGAGGGCGGCGATTCCGATGATATAGCCGAAGCAATCCACAGCAAGAAACCGATAGGGTGCGGAACCGATGGCGATGTTTCCGTGGTTGTTCAGGATGCTGAAGGCAATCCTAAAACTATTAATTTCTACCGGCCTACTGATGTTGATATCGAAGTAGAAATTGCGCTTGACGCAATGACCGGCTGGCTCACGACGACCGAGGACGAAATCAAGGCGGTTGTCAAAGCGTACATTGACGCGCTTGCAATCGGGCAGAACGTTCTCTATACAAAGCTGTTTTATCCGGCGAACTTGGGCGGGAATGCCCTGGGCGGGACGTTCAACATTACTGCTATTGAGATTTGCGAGGCAGGGGGCGAGGCTGCGGCGGCTGATATTACAATTTCCTTTGATGAACTTGCGCGGCTATCGCTTGACGATATTACTATTAATGTGAGCACATAATATGACCGTATCGGCAGCAGACTACACGGCACTAGTCACGCAGCAGCATCGCAAAAGCCCGAAATTTATGGCAATGGTTGATATGCTTTGCGGCGCGGCGGCAACAGTGAATAATGTTTCAGCGGCGATTATTCCGGCAACTGATCCGGCAACGGCGACCGGAAAGCAGCAGGACATGATCGCTGAATGGGTTGGGCTTACGCGCTCTGTTCCGGTCCCGATTTCTGGCTTCTTTTTCTCGTGGGATGATTCCGAGAACCCTACAAAAACAGGCTGGGACTATGGGCATTGGCGCGGAACCGGCGACCCGTCAACAGGCATTCAGGACTTAAACGACCAACTTTTCAGGCCGGTAATGCAGGCTAAAATTTTGGCAAACCATTGGGAGGGCGACATCAACGGAGCTTATGCCATTGTCCGCGCTGCGCTTGGCCCCGGTGTCGGTATAAAAATTATTGAAAATGTGACCGACCTAACGGCTGAAATAGCTGCAACAACGGGCAACGATTTAACCATTACCGAAAACCCAGCGCCGACATACGCATATGAAGGCACGATTGGTAATGATTTGAACGTGTCCGAAACCGCCGACACCGATGCCTATATCGCCAGCACGCTGTCAAACGCCCTGACCGTTACGGCGAACCCTCTGCCGCATTATATTGAGAGCACGGTGGGGAACGATTTGACGGTGGAGATAGGCGGGCTTGGTATTTATTCTTTTAGTTTGACCGCACAATTAGATTCTTTTGACTCTGGCAGTGTAGGGAAAACGGTAGTACAAATTGACAACAGTGGGGCGGTTATCTCTTCCGCAATCATAACAAGCGTTTACAATAGCAAGATTGCAACTTGTTTCAACATGGACGGAGACTTTCGGGAGGGGGTTTCAGGCGGCGGTCTTTGGGGCTTTTCAACTGAAACCATCATTGACGCAGGCGATTTCATCCTGACAGCCGCAAGCTCGAAATTTGCAAGCGGAGATGCTGGAACGAAAACAATCAAGAAAATAGATGCAGCAGGCGCAACCGTCGCGCAGTGGGCTGTAATGAAATACACGTCCGGCACGGTTGTGGGCGCGAACCTGTTGAGCGGCACCTCTGGCAGCGCAGGCGCGGGACTTT